AGTTTTAGAATTTGAGAAATTTTATTCTTCTTTAGGAGTAGGAACAGTCAAAAATAGAAATGCAGGATTGGTTTCATGGAAAGATGGTCAATTTCTAAAAGAAAAAGAATTCACTATGACAGGATTTACCGCAAAGCGTATTTCGGAAACCCCATTAGGTAAAGAAATACAATCTAAAGTCCTAAATATGTGGGTTGAAGGAAAAACAAAAGAAGAAATAGATTCTTTTTGTAGAAGTGAATACAATAGGGTTTTGAAAGGTCATGCTTCAATCAAAGAATTGGCTAAAAGAAGCAGACTAAAAGAAGATAGACTAAAAACAAAATGTCGTTGTGGTAAGAAATCCGATTTATTTGAAATGATGGAGAAATGGATTGAAAGTCATAAAGCAATCGAAAACCCCGAACCTTTTTGCTCTAAATGTGGACTATCTTTTGATAATTTTACAACGCTTCAAGGTAAAAAGCCCTCAATCAAAGAAGGTATCGCAGGGGTGCTTTATTCTAAGTATGAGTTGGGATATGAATTTAACGACACGATACTTTTTTGTAGAATATTACCTCAATCCCGCAGTTTTATTCATGCAATTACGGGTAAAAGAGAAACTGCTAATTATGTTTCTGCTAATACTCTAAAAGAATTAAATAGATTTATTCCCGATTGGTCTTTTTATGCCGAAGAAGTAATTAAGAAGGCTAAACCCGTCTACGATGCTATGGGTTGGGATATGAAAAGCATCAAAAACACACAAGCAAGTTTAAGTGAATGGTGGTAAAAATGAATGAATACGATGTAGAAATAAAAAACATGAGAGAATACACATATCAATGGAATCCCGAAAATTATAGCGACCCTACAAAACCCATTTTGAAGATTAGTAAATCTTCATTAGGTTGTTATTTATGGTGTCCTTTAAAATACCAATACCAATATATTGAGAAAAGGCCCCAAGATACAACAGAAGCCATGCTTAAAGGAACTATCATGCACAACGCTAGAGAAAAATTCTTTGAGGATTTTGATATTAACAAAGCGGAGAGTATGCCGAGAGACGAAGTAATAGATTATTGTAGTAGTCTTTTTGAAATTGATGATTACTTTGAAGATAATCTTACTGTTGCTATGTTTGAAGCAAATCGTTTTCTAGAATGTAGAGAAGAAAATAGGCTTGAGGAATTTTTACCCGTTCTTAACGAGAAAAAATTAGATTGCGAAATCACAATACTTTCCGATATTAACCCTAAATTTCCTCTTTCTAGGAATTATGTTGTTCGGCTTCAAGGAATTATTGACCGTGTATTCTTAGAAAACGGTGGCTATATTCCAATGGAGTTTAAAACAGGAGGTTGGAAAGATACTAAGGCTACTTCGATGAGAAAAGAAATGGCGTTTTATCAATTGATGATAGAAAATTCTACTCCAACAGTATTAAGAAATGCAGGACTAGAACCCAATACTCCCGTTACTCATTGGGCATGGTTCTATCCAATAGCAAATCATTTTCATTGTGAGCCAATTAAAAAGAGTTCTAAAACTTCAGTAATAAAATCTATTGCGAAACTTATTCATGCTTATGAAAATAATCAATTTCCTGCGGATTTCTTTTTTAAGAAATGTAAGGGTTGCAGTTATTTTCCTATTTGTGATGGTGCTATCAATGATTCATGGGTGTAAATATGAAAGATTTAATCGAAGCAAAAGTTCTTTCTAAGAATTGGTCTTTTAGTGAAATATCTAATTTAGGAGAAACCATAGAAATTCTTTCTAAAGATATTTTTAGTGAAATAAATGTTCTAGAAAGATTTGAGTTAATAAGAGAAATAAAAATAAATGATAATTTTGTTGGTATGTCTTTTGAAGACGCTTTTAGAGAAACTGTTATGATTCATCTTAAAGGTGAAATAGCAGGAGTCATAAGAGAAATGTTAGATAAAGCAACCGTCAATTTTGGAGGTAATAAAAATGAAATTTCCGAGAGAAGTGTGGGCGGGGAGCCATCTAAAAAACGCACCACAGATGAAAAGAAAAATAGTCAAAAATAAATCCGAATATGCTAGTTTTGTTAAGAACCAAAACAACAGAACTAATGTCTATACTACGGTATATGACTTTGGGTATTTTTCGGAAACCGCTAAAGTTGATTCATCAGTTATTCTTGATAGAGTCTTTTTAGATTTTGATGCTCACGATGATAATTTGGAAAAAGCATTTGAAGATACAAAAAATGTTTCTTCATATTTGAGGTCGAAGGACTATGAACACACTATGTTTTTTTCGGGCAAGGGGTTTCACATTTTTGTCTTTGGCGAAAGAACATTTGACATTCGACAAATCCATGCTTTTCACAAAGAAATCAAAACCTTACTCCCTCAAGAAAATACTCTTGACGATAGAGTAGGCCAACCTACAAGATTGAGAAGAGTTCCTAATACCGTAAATATGTCAAGTGCCGATGAAAACGGCCAACCGTATTATTGTATTCCTATCTTTGAAAATGACTTGAAAATGGGTCTTCAAAAAATCAAAATATTGGCCTCCGAGCCTAGACTAATTGCACGAAAAACGATAGGAAATTCAAAGGTAAAATGGCCAATTTTGAACATTATTGATGAGGTTCAAGAAGAAGCCAAAGTTATCAATGTTGAAGGGAATTTACCAATTCTACCTTGCTTGTATTCGGCCATTATGGTAGAGAATCCTTCTCATATGGCGAGAGCATATCTAGTTGCATGGTATCGGGATTTGCTATCACAGAAAACAAATTTGATTACCAATACTCAAAAACAAGAAGTCCTCAATACAATAGTGGATGAAATTGAAAAATTAGTTTCGGGTGAAGTTTGGTTAGATTGGGATAAAGAAACAACAAGAAAACACGCACGATTTACAGTCAATGGTAATTATAATGCTCCAAACTGTAAATCAAAATTGATTCCCGAAGGATATTGTGTAGGTAGGTGTTGGCGATACCCCGATTATTTGGATGGTGTAAAAAATGATTGAATATATATCGCTTGTTTTAATAATTTTCAGTTTCTTTATGAACCTAATCCTCTTCGGTGGAATATCAGCATTACATGATATGATTAAAATTCTATTATTACAACAAGTAGAAAATCCCGAAATTGAAAATAAAAATGACTATACTAAATGGGATGATGGTCAATGTTAATTATTGATAGTAGAGAAACACATGGCTCTAAATTAGTGGGGCTTGTAGAACAAGAAGCCCATAGATTAGCCATACCTTTTGAAAAAAGATGGCTAGAAGTTGGCGACTATGTATTTGCCGATGTTTGTTTTGAAGCAAAATCATCCTTTGATTTTTTGAGTTCTGTAATAAGTAAAAGAATTTGGACTCAAATAGATAACATGGATAGGCACTATAAAACCAATATTGTTATTATCTATGGTAAAATAGAAGAAGCAATAGAAATATTCAAAGAACATTCTAAGAGTAAAATTCCCGAACCTGCTAGAACTATATCTCTTACAAATAAATTTCTAGGAGCAATAGGTAAAATGATTTTAGATACAGATGTAAAACCCATTTGGGTATCTACTGAAAACGAAGCGAGTAAAATAATTACTACTGTTTGTAAAATGCAACCAATAAATAGAGAAGTTATTCGCCCCGAAATATTCAAGAGAATAAGCACCGATGATTTGAGAATAGATGTTCTAACTTCTATCAAAGGTGTATCTCTTAAAAAGGCCAAAAGTTTGCTAAAGCGATTCGGAAGTATTGCTGAAATTGGTCTATCTTCACAAGAAGAATTAGCAAAAATAGATGGTATCGGAAAAACCATAGCATCAAGAATACTTGATACTTTAATGTCCGAAAAGAAGGTGAAAATATGAATGAAGATATAGATTTATTTGAAGAAGATAAAAAAATAATCGGGTCAAAATTGCCCGAATTTGTAAATGAATGGATGATTGAGGCAACAAAGTTTTCTCAATATAATGAAGTTCCTGCCGCAATATCTTGTTTGGTGTTGATAGGTCAAGCAGTAAAAGACTTTGTTAAAATACCTAGAGGAAAAAGCATTGATGATTCAAGGCTACATTGGATTTGGATTCAAGATTCGGGAACAGGAAAGACCGCAATTATGGATTTCGTCATACCCGTTTCAAATATTCTTTGGGAAAAAATCAACGAATTAAACAACTACCGTCCAAATTATATGATAGAAAATTTACAAAAGGAAGCCAATGAAGGTAATGAAATAGGAGAAGATTTGTTGGTCTTGCCTCTTGAAAGATATGACAATTTCGATGTAGTGGAATATACAGATGCCGCACTTTTAGGATATAATGAACCTTATACTGATGATGAAGGATTCACAAGATATAGACAATACAAAGGAGAAATAGATGGAAACGGTTTGGCTCGTTGGGATGAATTCACAAATTCGGGAGTATTCAAACAAAGCCAACACAAAGAAAGTATTGTTACTTATCTCAATACTCTTTGTAATAGTTTAGGAGGTTCTTCATGGAAAATCACAAAGAAACTGAAAGAAGGGCCACTTTTAATATGTCTTTCTCAAAGGTCTATTTTGGCTACAACTTTCCCTCCCGAAAATTTAGAACATACAATTGTTGCTACGGGTTTATTTCAAAGGGCATTAATGACAGTTCGCCATGTTCCCGAAGAAATACAAGATAAAATTAGGGATAGTATTGTTGATGCTTACGGAACAACAGAAGAAATTGACTTACCGATTGAGCGATTTGCTAGAGGTTTATTCAAAATCTATGAAACAACAAAAGAGCAATATGAAAATACTGCATCATTTACAGAAGATGGAAAACCCGACCCAACAAAAACAATAACTTTCTCTAAAGAATTTAACGATACTTTGCGGATGAGAAAGAATGACATGAATGGTTGGTCGGACGCTACAGAAGGCAAAGTTAGAGAAATAGCCAAAAATTTTCAAACTAGATGGTTGGGTCTTTTGGGTAAAATCTCCGTCCTTTGTTGTATTGCCGAAGCAAATTCTATTCAAGACAGGGAAAAAAGGTTCATTGTGAATGGGAGAAATGTAAATCAAGCCGCTTTTATTGTTCGGAACTGTTATAAATCATTGATAGAGTGGTTAGAACAAAGCCTAAAGGTGAGCCAAAAGGCCGCACTTAATCAAAATGATAACACAGTCGCATTCTTAAAATGCTATGAGAAACTAGACAAAGATGAGGAGGGGTATGTTTCTAAGACAATCCTATTAAGTGAAGTCATTAGAACAACAACTATCAAACAGGCTCAAGCCTATAATGTATTTAGAAAGATAGCAAAACATTGGGAAGAGAAAAAAATAAACAAAACAGTATTTGTAAGACTAAAGAGGGAATGAAATGAAATGGGAAAATCACTTTATAATTTTTGATGTAACGAAAGGGCCAAAGGTAATTATCGAAGCCTTGAACACTTATGGAGAAGAGGGTTGGGAATGTTGCTCAATGCTTTCAGTAGCAAACACAAACATTGTCGCTTTTTTAAAGCGTAGAACTGATAAAGATGCACCAACGGTTGATGAATTGACAAAGCAAATCACACAAGCATGGGAAACTCCCAAAGAAAATAATAAGAAGTGATTATTATGTCGGTCTTAGCACTTGACATAGAAACAAAAAATATGTCAAACGAAATTGGCGGTTTTGCTAATACTCATATGTTTCAAGTTTCTACTGTTACTACATGGGATGGTGATATTGCTAAAATTTATGTTGATGAACCACTAGAAAAAATATCAAAATCTAACCATATTATCAAATCCCTTAAAGAATTAAAGTATGACTTAGATGAACACTTTCAAAAAGGGGGCTCTTTGTTAGGACACAATATTTTGGCTTTTGATATGGCCGTCTTAAAAAATGCTATGGATATTTATTGCATTAACAAATACATAAGTGAAAATCGCTATATTGATACTAGTAAAGAGTTAGTAAAGAGTCATGGAGAAAGATTTAGGCTTGAGAATTTAGTCCATCATACTCTTAATGAATCTAAATTGATGGATGGTGCAGATGCTCCTAAGTTATGGAAACAAGGAGAATATGATAGAGTAGTAGAATACTGCTTAAAAGATACACAACTCGTTTATGATTTGTGGAAATACGGTCAAGAGAATGGTTTGGTAAAAGCATTCTCAATAGAAAAGGAAGAATATGTAGAATTGGAGGTTGATTGGTAATGACAGGTTGGGAATGGTTTTGGCTAATTATCTTTCTAGTAACAATTACTCTTCTATTCTTTGCCGCTTTTGGTGGGTCAAATTTGACCGAACAAAGTGTTGAAGAATATATGGGTAGATTGATGAAAGAAAGTAATGCTGAAAGAAAATGACACTAAGACAAGAATGTAAGTATTGTAATGCTTTAACCGTAGCATTACGAATACAAGGATATTACATTGGTTCTAATACCAAAGTTAAACTTTGGGAATGTAGAAAGTGTGGCGGTATTTGGAAATAAAAAAGGGGAGGTCGAATTCTTAGGGAGTTCGGCCTCCCCGAATTTTTTTATTTAAGGACTAAGTAAGTAAATACTTACCTAACGCTTTATTTTCTTCTAAACTCAATAACGGGGCAAGTATTTACTGTAACCGATACCCCGTCATATCCATCAACACCATTTATGTATTGAGGACTTGGAGTATTTGCTATTTCCGAATTCTTCGTTACTCCCCAAAGAGTAATTGCATATAATTTAGTTCCATCATCATTCCATGAAATACCACTTAACCATGCCGTAGCATCACTTGAAGATTGAGAAGGTGAAGTGTTTCTATTACCAAAATAACTTCTTAAATCAATTGTTTTAACTAAAGTCCATGTGCTTGCAGTATTAAATGCACTTGACAAAGTATATTCATGGATATAGCCCGAATGTTGAGAAAGCCATATTCTTGTTCCATCACTATTGAAAAGAATATCACTAAGAGCAGTAAAAGAAAGTGTTTTAGAAGTTCCTTCTGTATCACCACTTGAAGTTTCCCATGCAGTAGAAGTCGTGAATTGTCGCAACTGATTAGCATAGCCAAGAAAATATTTAGTTCCATCATTATTCCATGAAACTGCCCGAATACCCGTTGTAGAAAGATTTTTACTACCTGTTAAACTAAGTGTGCTTAAGTCAAAAGGTGTTGATAATTCAGCACTTTGCACACCTCCCCCGTTGAAATCTGTTATTATCATATTAGTTCCTGTGGGGTCAAGGTCAAAACCATCACAACTGTTGAATGTAACATCACTAAACCCAATTGTAAAAGATTCTGTTGGGTGTTTTATCCCCGTAGTGTTCAAAATATCCAACTTAGCAAAATATATGTTATCTGTATCATAATCATTAGCATTACCACGATTAGAGATATACATATCATCTCCTATAACTCTTAATCCTGTAAGCCAAGTCATAGTATTGCTAATAACTTCAAAGTTTCGACCAAAGGGTTGATTTCCATTTGTTATGTGAAATGTTTCTATATTGGTTAAATTATATTTTTTATCATTGTCATATTTTTGACAACAACCCGAAGCACCCGCCAACATTTTAATCACCCAATTACAAACCATGTATTAGAGGCTACACAAATAATCGTAACTGCCGCACCATCGGAAACAGAAGTAGTTCCAATAAGTGTATCTCCTGCGTCTTTAGAAATAGTAATAGAACTACCACTATTATTCATTAGAACATAATATTCCCCAACATAAGAATCATTAGGAACTGTAAATGTAGCAGTTTCTCCACTTGCTCTATAAAAATAATTTCCCGATTCTGCGGCAGAAGAAGAAGGAGAATCATTTCCTGTTTCGATAATAACTCTATCTTGAATTGCTTCTCTATGTTGAGTAACAGAAGATTCAGTAATATTTGCATCGGGAACATTAGCCCAAGTTACAGAAGCCGTTAAATCATTGACTTCCGCCCCTCCTGTATCAGTATCTAAAATATACCATCCTGTTACTAATGGAGAAACTGCATCAGTTAGGGCTTGTAAAGTAATACTTTCATATGTATCTAATGAAATAATATTTGGTGAAGAAATTCTTGAATCTGTTATTTGGCCATTATCAATAACATCACCAGCAAAAGGACTAATAATTAAAGGAGTTGTATTTACATTTTTAATGTTTAATACTATTCCGTCATTTGTTGCGGCAGAAGGTAAAGTAATTGTGTTTGAAGGTTCATTAACATAATGAACATATTCATCAATTGTTGGATTAGCAGGGCTAAAATTAGCAGTTGTAGAACCAACTTTAGAAAGATTCATTATTCCTGTATTAGTAAAACCCCCTACTATAATACTATTCGCAGTATTATTTCCTCTAGTTGTTACAGAATCTAAAGTAGAAATACTTGCTATATCAACTGTTGAACCTGCTCCATTATCAATAATAGAAATATCATTTCCTGCATTTATCTGCCTAGCGTTAGTAATAGACGAAGCATTAGTGGTAACAAAACCATCATTAGTTACATTGTTTTCTCTACCCGAACCTTGAACAAGAATTTTAGCCGTTCCCGAAGAACCCGCAGTAAATGAACTAAGATGAATTATTCTTCCTATATTTTGCACAATATCTGTTGTAGCAGTAGGGCGAACATTTGTCATTTTACCTATATTTGCAGAAAGATAAATAATATCTCCTTCGGAGTATGAACCCGCATCAAATAATGTTGCAGAAATATCTCCACTTAGCCCATTAACAATTACTTTACCATTCCCACCCGCAGAAATAGTAGAATAAACTAGGCCGATTGCAGGGTGTTTATTAGAAGAATTTGTTGCGTCTGCTTTATCAACAGTTATTTTTCCCGAACCAAACCCTGTTGGATAAACGGGTGTTCCTGTATCAAGTCCTGCTCCCCCTCCATCTGTTATACTTTTTACTATTGTTGTTTCGGAATAGCCATTAGGAGTTTCAAAATTACCATTAGATACTACTACATCTCCTGTTGTAATATCTATTTTTCCTGTTCCCGCAGGAGTAAATTTGATGTCTGTATTAGACGCTCCCGTAAAAGTTACATCTGTTCCATCACTAGTAATAGACATTTGTTCCGAATAAACAGTAGGAGTTCCTTGACCAATGCTTAAACTATTTTCTGTTTTATCTGTTGTTAAAAATTGAATAAATCTTGAAGTGGTTGTTTCTCCATAGGATAAACGAATAACTGCAATAGGAATATCCCCGCTTGATAAATTTGGAACAACATCTTTTGTATCTCTATGTCCATTATCTCTAATTGCTAGAGCATTTCCACTTGTAACTACTAAAAGATAATAGGCACTACCACTAGAAGTAGGCTCATCGAATGTCGAAGGGGTTCCTTGAGTAAAATTAACGCCCGTAACAGTAGCCATTAACTTTCCATCCCGTAATACTTGACCATTAGCAACGGCAAATTGTGTATTTCCGCTAGAATCACTTTGCGTAATATCAAAATTATTACCGTCAAGTATAGCATAACTGCCTTTGCTAGCCATATTTAACGCATGAAATAATGCACTATGAGGGTGGTCTGTTCCATCTCTTAATCCGCTTAAAGTTGGGTCAGTTCCTAATCTGCTAAATCCTCCATCGTTATTACTTGCCGTCATATTACTCAACCTCCAATACTACATAAAAATCCAAATCACCCGATGAAAAGGGGCCTATACCATCAAAGTTTAAACGGGTTAGCATCTTGTCATAATCGGAAATAGGATTACCAAAAGAATCAGTATATGCTTGATTGAAAATACCAATTTCTCGAATAACTAGACCCGATATAGAAGCACCTGTAATAGTAAATTTTAGTTCGATTACATTTACATCGGATAAAGAATTTGTCGTTGAAGAAACATTTACAACGGGAACATCAAGATTGGTAGAAGTAGGACTAGAACTATTACCTCCCAAACCTACTCTAGCCTTTGTGAAAGTTTTTTTGATAAAATCAACTACTGCTTCTCTTCCGCTATCAACTATCATAACTCTTGTTCCACCTGTATTGTTTCTGTTGTTGTTCCACCTGTGCCGAATCCCATAGGAATAGAGAACCCTATTGTTCCCACGAAACCAATAGTAAATGAACCTGCCCCTGTTGTAGTTCTACTCTTGACAAGTAATTTTCTTTCTCGGATATTAAATTTAGTCAAGAAAGTATTTTCTTCTACATTTTCTAAATTATTAGGTCTAATTGCGGCTTTGGTTTGCTTTGCGTCTATTAAAATTTCAGCCAATCTATCTTCTAAACCTTTTGAAAATCTACCCAATTCTAATCTCATAAAACCATCTAAGGAATGTTCAATTTGTAAAATTAAATATTTATCCATTTGAACATTTTCTCTTTTTAATTCTAAATAGATAATATCTCCTGCTTGTATTTGTGATAAATTACGGTGTCCGATTTCTAAAATAATTTTTTGATTAAGAGAAGAATGTAATCGTAATAATTCTATTGCTTTTTTATCGGCTTCATTTTGAGTAAGAATATTATTATTTTGTATTTCTAAAGTTTTTTTGCCTTGTTTTTTTATTGAATTCAAATCCCTTTTTTTAGAAATATGAGTTCTTCCATAAACAATAACTTCATTATAATAATCAAATAAAACATCCGATTTTTCAAAATCTCTTATTTGATATTTATTTGTCATATCACTAATTTTTATTCGGGGATTCAATCTATCACTATCTTTATCTAAAATTTTAAATTTAGAATCTTCATAAATTAAAGCCTTATCTTTTCTTTCAAGCAAATAATTCACCGCAGAAAATAAATCTGTGCTTTTAAAGTTAGGTGTAGCAAATACGGGATATTCTTCTGCATCTTGGGTAAATTCTAAATCATTTTTTTCCATTAGGCTATTTACTAAATAGTCTGTTTCCTTACCTATCGAAACAACTGAACCAATAAGGGCTCTTTTAGGCGTTCCTTGTATTGTTTTGTTTGTTGTAATTGTAAATGGTTCGGATAAAGAAACAACACCATGTAGTTCTTTCATTTCGTCAAATGTAATAACAGAACCTTCTTTACCATTAAAAGCATAATTTCCTATAAAATTTAATTGCATTGATGTTTTAAAAGAGGTATTTCCATCCGAAAGACAAACCACAAACGGTTTATCCCATTCCGCATTTGTAAAATCTCTTAAAACATATGAAGCCGCAGTATGTGTTCTAGGAACAAGTTCAGCCCTACCAATACCACTAAGAGTTTGACAATCTAAATCCACTAAAACATACATAGAAAGAATGGCTTCGTTATGTCCGTGATTTTTTTCATGGGGAAGAGTAGCAGGGCTTCTTGTGGAACCTGTATAAAATCTAGTTCCCGAACCCTTTTGGTGATAGTCATTAATAGAATCATATGTTTCATCTTCAAACACCTTTTTTGTATATTCGGAAGATAGCGTATTCAATTTAATATTTTTAGGAGTAAATTCATAAAAAGCAGTTTCATTAGGTTGCATTATTCTATAAAATTGATTTGTTAATTGTTTATCTGTAACTATAATATGAGTTCTAGTCGAATTAGAGGTATCTATTTCATGGGAAATAACATAGGAAATAATATCGGGAACCATATTATTTATGCCGTTAGCAGAATGATGAGTAGAACTAGAAAGAACCAAAGAAGAGTTATCTATTTGAATACCTGTTTCAAATTCTCTACCGCTTTCGGAAACCAAATAAGTTCCTGTTAAATCAGATATAAAATCTAAATATTCGTCAGTTATAGAATATTTATAGATGGTAGTATTATTTATTGAAGTTATAGTGTCTTCAATTACATTTGAACCTGTTTCTCCTACATCAATTCTTAATCTTATTTTATTAACATACAATATTCCACTAGCAAGGTCTGTTCCCGTAGTTGTTGTTGCAGTTAAAGAACTTGCATATTGTAAAAAATTAGTTTCAGTAGATTTGAATAATAAAAGGGTTTGTGAAGAAACAAATTTTCTTAAAGCAATATTATACATCGGAGAAGAGTTAGTTCCCTTTGATATTTCGGAAGTAGAATTTTCAATATTAAAAACATCTAAAGCAGTAAAATGCAAAACATTATCCATAAAACTACTTGAATAAACAGATGATGAATAATCAAAGGTATCGAATTTTTTCAACAATAATGAAGAATGATGAACTAAAGAACCTAAAGTGCTACCGCTTCCAAAAAAAGCAATCACACTACCTGTATGTTTTATTGAAAAAGGTAGAGTTAAATTTCCTTTGAGGGCTACTCCTGTTGGTTGAAGGGCGGCCCCATGATAAGTCGTCCATTCCGAAGAATCAAAAGAATTATTAAAAAATGCACTTTTTAAAGGATGAATATTTTCATCAAAAGTTACAAAACTTTCTGTTTCTCCATGTCCTCTTATTCCTACTTGTTTTTCTTCTGCTTTGTATAATACTCCTGTATATTCTGCTCCATTGTTGGTAGGAATAGGATTAGCAGTTAAAGAAATAATAGAAACGAGACTATGAATTCCATTTACAACACCTATTAAATTGCCTTCACTATCAACTAATAAATCCCCATCACTAAGGGTTACATTTCCACTTAATGTTATTTGGCTAGAACCATAACTGCTAACTGTTTCAATTAAAGAAGTAATATTATGATACTTATAATTAAAATTTTGAATTGTTTCTTTTTTAGAAGGGATTTTTTCGGGGTTGATTTGATTCATAAAACAATCAAATGTAACTTCTGTCAATCTCATTATTCCTGTTCTTACTAATTGACTAATATCTTTATCTACTTCACTAATAGGAGCAGAATCATAATCACTATCTAGATATTTTTTGGCCTTTCCTCCTCCTAAATGAGAAGATTGAATATCGGAATAATCATCTAAAGAAGGTTGATTTAATAATAATAAATTGTAATTTTTTAAATCATCTGTTGAAGAAACTAAACTCATTAAACTGTCGCTTCTTCTACTTGAATAAGGTAATCTATCTGCATTAGCAAATAAAAATAATCTTTCGGCTTTAGGGTCATAATGTTGCATCATGTCTTTTGCTAAATATCGAGAAGTCGAACTTGTAGGGTCGCTATCTACATAAATAGTATCTTTAGTGTGGCCACTTTCATAAATATTATAATCAAAATAAAGAGAACCTAATGGAGTTTCTCTTCCTCTAGCCTCTATTGGTAAATGCAAATGTGATAATTCTTCATATCTATCATGGACTATACCACTATTTGTAGAAATGTTACCTCCTATTTTGTATGCAGAAGCATAATATTTTAATTTATTAGGCAATTTATTGTAATAATTTACTCCTAATTTGCTTGAAAAAGTTGTGATAGAAGAAGTAGAAATATTAAAATTGCCTTGTTCAATGTGATTTAATTTATATAATGGGTTGCCGAATTTTTCAATTGAACTTGTATAATTTTGAAATGAAGGAGCAGTATAAAGTGTAGGCCTACCATCTATGGAACTACCGTAACCATCGTTTGCGTAGAATAAAGAATTAACTAAAGCCACAAATTTACCACCATGTAAATGTTCCCCATTTACAAAATATAAGTTGCTAGTCTTTTTAGGAGAATATAAACTAAAATAAGAAGGATTAACAGAATCAGTAACAAGATAACTTACTTGTTTAAAAGTTTCATAAACAACTGCTCTATCAAGATAAACTCTCCAATTTGTAGAAAGGCTAGGTTTTACCATTTGTGTGCAATAACCAACAAATAAATTATCTACATAGACGGCTCTCCCTTCGGGAATATTCGCTGTTTTACTGCTTAATTCTATGTATCTTCTATTATCGGATAAAAAACTAGGAGGATTAGTAGAAGTTCCTATTAAATCATAATTAGCAATATCATATTGGTCGGCATCATTATAATCTAATCTCCCTAAAGTTATTGGAACATAAGGGGCTAACTCAATCGTAGTTTTTCCATCTGTTTTCGATACATTCAAAACTGTAAAATCTATAAGAGTATTTACTGTTTCAAAATTTTGTCTTGTTGTTTTTCCTAAATATGATTGAAACGATTCGCTTTTTCCTATTTTTTGAGGACTATAAATATGATAACCTAAAGCCCTAAAATCTGCACTTTCCGAAGTGCCAACCAAAGAACTACCATCGGAAACCTTTATTCCGCTTTCAAAAACTAACCCTTTGTCTGCCGAAGAACTCAAAGAAGTAGGAAAAACATCTAATTTATTATTCGATGATAGGGCTTTATTTAGCATATAGGCTCTTTGATTAGAAAGTCCATCTTTGTAGATTTGAAGTCCTGTGCTTATTGATAATGGATATTTTTCTTCTAATGTTATTGCTTTGAGGCCACTATCATAAGTTCTAACAGTTCCAATCAATGAAAAATTATTACCATTGGTATTGTGTCTTACATACAATTTATCGCCAACGCTCGGAGCAGAAGAAACAGTATTGAGAGTTAGTCCTATACTTGAATGGGTTAATGCACTTGATATTGTTCCTGTTAAAATTAATTTATTTAATGGACTATCACTAGAATAAATAATATCTTGGGATTCTAATGTGTTCTCATTTATGATTGGAGAAATCATTTTAGAAAAAGTATTTCTTCCATATATTTTAAATAAATTTTGCCCCCTTTCTTTAACAATATCTAATTGTTCTATTTCTCCTTCAAATCTTTCTATTTCTATTGCATATTGTCCTTCATAATAATCTAAATTAGATAATGTAGAATCATGAATATCTGTATTAAATGATAAAGATAATGTTTTTTGGGTGCTATTTATAGAAGTTATGTTTGCTTCCAATTGATTAAAAGGAGGACTATTGAAAATAACTTTTAAGTTATATTGTCTATCTTCTAATAATGGATAAGCAGTTATTAAATTATTTTTAGAAGGACTCCATGCTCTTCTTTTTAGTCTGTCATTTGCTGATAAAGTGTAAGAATTTGTTGTAAAAGAAGATTCTGTTTCTAATCTATTTTCACTTTCAAAAGTAATAGTTTGTTGATTAGAACTAAATACACCTATTGCATTTACAATCAATATTCTTTCTCCGACCATAACTTCATCGTATTGAGAAATAAGGTCTGTCAAGTCATAATCAGTATCAAAAAGATATTGATTTCCACTAACATTTGAATTTACTAATGCCTTTAATGGTAAAAATTCATTAAAATTTCCAATATAAACTAAATGTCTTGCTCTTAATATATCAAATTCTTTTATTTTAGAACCCATTATTCTTGCAGTATCAACTATTTTTGTTTCGCAATAGCCTCCTCTTTGACCATGCGATTCAAATATTTTTAAATCTAAAACTAAATTATTACTATTATTTTTTTCGGGAGAATAGTCATAATGAATATATCTTTTATGTCCTAAAGCAACATAATTAACGCCCATAGTTGTTCCTATATAGTCGGAAACCCCCGAATTTGAACTTCTACAATTTATAAAACAAGTGCTATAATCAGTATAATTATTTGTCAAAACTGCAAAATCTTCATTAGAAGATGGTGAGTTTCTTGGGTCGTCTAATTCTCTAAGTTTATCTACTAAATTTGCTTTCATTGTGTATTTAGAATAATCAGTAATCCTTAAATTAAAATCTTGCATTGTAATAAATGTAGTATTTTGGCCCAAAGAAATAGTTGCGGAAGAAAGATTATCAACTTCATAGGATAAATAATATTTAGTATTGTGGTCTAATTCGTTCTTTTTATCAAGTCTATCATTATAAAAATAAAAAGAAGGTTTAGCAATATTAAATCCTTTATTTATTGCGTAGGAACTATTAGCAACTGAACCTGCCCGAACTCCAATAGTTACTGCAACTATTGTATTTTCTGTTTTAAGAGGCCCTTTAAAAACCATAAATTTAGTATCTTTAGGTATTTGGTTTCCTAATCTAGATTCAAATTCAAAAGAATCCCCCTCTACATCGTCTTGTGTGAATTGAGTAATTTTAGCAACATGGTGTTCTAAAGTAGAATCGGAATAAATTAAAACGAAGTAATCATAAGTAGAATCAATAGTAACAAATGAACCCGAACCACTTGATTTAAACCGAATACCTGTTTGATATTCTTCATCCCAACATTTAATTTTATATCCTTCTGTTGTTATTAAATTAGAATATTCTGTTCCCGCAGTATCGCTTCCTTGTAATTGTTGAACGAAATTTTCAGTATGTGTATCATCAATAGAAACATATGCAAAAGTGCGATAATCAGTAGTGTAAGAAACAGTATCGTAAATAATTGGGTTTGTAGGACAATCAAAATTAATATTATTTAAGGAATTTCCATGACCAATAATAGGTGTAGTATTTGGTGCAACACCCCTACGCATAACATAAATAGCCATTATTCATCAACCTCTTCAAATCGAAAATACAATAGGGTATTATCAAAGATTGGAGTTAGGGTTTCTATATTGAATTGTTTTGTTTCATATCCTAAAAAAGCAAATTCATGGAATATCCCCATAAATTGTTCATTTGTTGTTGCTGAATACTTGCCTGTGGCATCTGTTCCATTTGCCCCCAAAAAGAAATCTTCTTTATCAAAAGAAAAATTTCCCGTTTGAGTATGATGAGTAAAAGTTATTTCTCTACCATTAAAATACAATGTCATTTTTTTAGACAAATTATTGTATGTAGCGGCAATATGAAATGAATCATAAACATAAATTGGGTTTCTTCTTGTATATGTCAAAAGTAAAGTTGAGGTCAAATCACCCGAATAAGAAGTATCTAAATTTACTGTATCATTTGTTGTTGAGGTTGTGGATAAAGAAACCACTTTCCCTATTTCTGTGTAAGTAAAACCATCTTGAATAAAAAT